GTACAACAGCTTATGGACGATGGTATTATTAGAGAAAGATAAGATAGTGAATGAAATAAATAAAGAATCGCTATTAAAAGACGAACAGTTTTTAGACGATGCTACTGCATTTCTTGTAGATAGAGGTGGGTACTCTGCTAGACAGTTATTGTCTGCTGAATCTATATATGATAAGTACATGGAACACTTTCGTTTTCAAAATGTAAATGAAGCTACAGCAATTAGTGACATGATATATGCACAGGGTGCAGACGAAGAAGAAAAAGAACGCATGGCTCGTCTGATGGATACATATGATAATATGGATAGTGACTTTGGTTTAAAAGCTATTGGTGATTATGCGGCAGGTATAGCATTTGCTCCATCTACATACGCAGGTATCGTTACAGGTGGTGGTGCAAAAATTGGTGCATTAGCTGCACAACAGGGTGTTAAACTTGGTATACGTGAAGTACTCAAGCGTGGTGTGGCTGGTGAAGCATTACGTAAAGCAGCTACAGCAGGTATTGTTCGCGCTGGTGCAGTAGAGGGTGTATTAGGTGCAGGACAAGTAGCCGCCCAAGAAGAAACACGTGTTGAGACAGGAATGCAAGAAGACATTCGTGGTGGTGCTGTAGCATTGGGTGGGGCTTTAAGTGTAGTTCCCGGTGCAGTATTTGGTGCTGGTCAGCAATTACAAAGAGCAATTACATCTAATGTAGCGGAACGAACAAGTAAGATAACTAAATATAAAAAGTCTAAAGAGTTAAAGGCAAAGCAAGTAGAGGTAGATAAAGTCTTTGAGGATTCAGAAACTGGTGATATGGCACTTGAAATTTTTCAAGAGGTTCAAGAATTAGGTAGTGATAAAAAAGTACCCTTCTCAAAAACAATACCTGAAGAATTAAAAGAAGGAAAAAAACTTAGGGAAGATTTATCTGAACCAGTAACTATAGATGAGTTGAAGTTAAAGTTAAAGTTAGCATCAGATATAGAAACTCAAACTTTCAAAAGTATAGCTGCTGTAGGTGCAAAGCTATCTAACATGATACCCGATATGGTTGTTGAGGGTGGTGGAGTAGAGCGAGTAGGTTCTAAAATAACAAGAGCATTAATGTCAGGTGCAATAGAAACTAAAAAAGGTGTTGTAGAAAAGTTTGATGCAAATAGTTTAGTTAATATTGCTGACAAATATGGTATAAGTATTGAGCAACTTGCACCTCTTTGGGCGGCATCTGTTAGTGAAGGGATGGCAAAAGGTGGAGTATTGTCTGGTATTTCTAAACGTGCAGCTAAAGAACAACTAAAGAAACTAGATAATTTAGACCGCGCAATGTTAGATGCCGCATCTTTTGGTGATGTACAGATGCTTACTAGACAAGCCAGAGATAGATTAAATGAAGTTGAAAATGTAATAGGAAAAAGTCACCTAGAAAAAGCAATGTCAGTTATGGGAAACATTGCTAAAGCACGTGTAGGATTAATGACAATACAATTAGCAACAACATCAAGGAATATATCTGCTGGGTATTTACGTAATCTTGTGTATGGCTTTGACAATTTAGGACAAGGTTTGTATAATCAAGCTATGCCTCAACAAACAGCTAAAAGAAGATTAAAACAGATAGGAAATTATGAGCCTACAGATGAGGAAATAAAAGAAGAAACATTACGTGCTGTTAATTTAGGTAAAGCACAAATGCGTACCTTTGTTGATTCTCTCGCATTTAAAGACTTGATGACTGTAACTACTGCGGAGACTACTGCTCTAGCAAAGCTAATGAAAGACCCTGACTTTGGCAAATCTAAAGCTGCGCAAAAGTTGTTTTTAGATATGGGTCATGCAACAGAAGAATTAGATAAGGGTGATACCTTTTTAGATAAGGGTTTATTTCGTGCCGCAAGATTAGGTAACAAGTTAAACACTATGTCAGATAACATGTTTAAACGTGCTATATTAGGACGGGAGTTAAACAAAAGCATAAGGGCAACAGGTGCAAAGATAGACAGAGTTGGACTAGGAACAGCATCTCAAGTATTTAAAAATGAAGAGGCTTTTAATACTTATAAATTAGAAAATCCGTGGTATGTAAAAGTAAAAAATAATATAGCAAAAGATGCTGTATTAGGTACAGATGAATTAAAACAACTATCTGATAAAATTACTTTTAAATCTTTAAATAATTTAGATTTAAATCAACTATTGAAAACAGGTAGATTTACTGATATAGATGATGAAGTTATTGCTAGAGGAATGACTGAAGCACTAGACTTTACATATCAAACATCAGACTTCGGTACTAGAGCAGGAGGGTTTAATAAGTTTGCAACATTTTTTATAGACACTTTTCAAACTCCTTTAGGCTCTGCCTTCGTTCCTTTTCCTAGATATATGATTAATCAATTTAGGTTTATGTATGAACATGCACCTATACTAGGTACTTTAAACTTAGGTGGTATAAAAAATGTAGCTGGTTCTGCTACAGGTAAGTACGCAACTAAACCTTTTTTAGATTTGGGTGCTGAATCCGTGGCAAAACAAATGACAGGACTTATGACTGTGGGTGCTTTCTTTGGTTTAAGGTCTACGTTTGGAGATGAAACCACAGGACCATTTCAATATGAGAATCCATATGGTTCTGGTACAGTAAATGCAGAAGCATTACTAGGACCTTTTACTGCACATGCTTTACTTGCCGATGCTTTTTATAGAATACAAAATAGTGATAAAGTTAATGAGCCTATTGAAATTAGAAATTTTATTAAGGCTGTAGGTGGTGGTCAGTTTAGAGGAACGGGATTAAATCTAGTAGATAATGTTGCTGACACAATTCAAAGTGGTATTGATGATGGTCAAACTACACAACAAATATCCGATGCAACAGCAAAACTATTAGGTAATTACTTAAACAGTTTTACTGTTGGAGCAGGTGTATTAAAAGACGTAGTTGCTACACTAGACCCAGACTTCCGAACACTACCAAATAATACAGATGTTAAGTTCATACCTTACATGCTGAAACAGGCAACACGTTCTTTCCCTCAAGCAGTAGATGATGACGCTTCTTTTTATGGTTACACAGGGCTAGGTCCTAAACGTGACCGACTTGAAAGTGCTACTAGAACTACAGGTGTCAGGTCACTTAATCCTTTTATGAGACAAATAACTGGTCTTGGTCAAGAAGAAGAAAGAAATCTAGCTGAGAAAGAGTTTGATAGGCTAGGAATAAAGTGGTTTGAGATACAACCTACGAAGATTAAAGGTGACACAGACCTAACTAATAAACAAAAGCTGTATATGGCAGAGCATGTAGAGAAAGATGTAACTGCTTATATAGCAGGTGATGAAGAGTATTATGCATTCAAAAATGAACCCATGATACAAAAGAGTTTAGTAAAACAACAGATTGCAAAAGCTAAAGCTAAAGCAAAGGCTCTAGTATATAACAAGAATGTGTATGAAGTTACAAATGAAATAGATAGATTTGCTAAGATAACTTATTTAAATAAACTTAGTGATGTAGATAAAGCTAAAATAGAAATGTATTATAAACAAGAAACAGTAAGCGAAAAGTATCCAGAAGGTATTCCTATAGGAGATAATTACTTAGCTGCTTTATACATTGCAGAAGAACTAGGTTTATATACAATAGATTAAAAAATAAAAGGGGCAATTAAGCCCCTTCTTTTTTTCTCCAGTTCTTGTTGGCAATCACACACAGTATTGATTGCACCCATTAGTACTACATAAGATAACCAGAATATTATTAAGCCTGTCAGTAGATACATAAACCATCTACCTATTATCCCCATCACCTTGGATAGCATTGCGTTGTTTCCTGTCCTCTAGTTTATCTAAGTTCTGTGAAGCAATAACAGATAAAGGTACGTCTAAGTCTTGTGCAAGTGTAGCACAGTACCATAACACATCCCCTATCTCAAAGGCTATGTCTATCTTCTTCTGCTCAAAGTCCTCTTGATTGTACCCATCACGCAGAAACTTCTTAACCTTGTTAGCAATTTCTCCTGCTTCCCCTGCTAGTCCTAGTGCAGGGTAGGTTATCCTATATGATTCAGGATATATAGCATATTCCTTTGCTTTCTTTTGATAATCGTTTAATTGCATATTAGGATATTTCTCCTCTTGCCATTTAGCCATTTCGTATTCAAGCCACGTTGAGTTTGTTTTCATATTCACTAAACAACTCCATAGTTATAACACTATTTATTTTAAACCATTCACCACGTCTTTCATCTGCAACTTGTTCAAATATGTTGTGAAGTTTAGTTTCAGATATATCCATGTTAGTTACGTTAATAGTATTCAAAATACTATAATCTCTATGAGGACTACTAGTTTGATAGTTTCCTAATCTATCAGTTGGTTTAACAGCTTGACCTATTTTTACCCAACCGGGGTGAGATTCACAAACGATAGCGTACACATATCCTACACTATGTTTTGACTTATGTTTAATATCTGTATTAGACCACGCATCAGATAATGATTTAAATCTACCACCACCTTTTACATACCATTTACTTGTTTGTGGTATATATTCACCATTGATATAGCACCTGTCTTTATTTCTTCTTGCAACTGCTTCAGGTTTATTTTTTACGTACATTGGTTTACCTGTTATAGGATGTGATTTATATCTCTCTGTAAGTTCTTTAGTCTCCATTTTCGTTTGTTTCTCCTTTCTGTAATGATTTAATTAATGTGTTTGAGAACGCTCTTTCTGCGGCTACTAATTGGTCTAAATCAAATCTAGCTTTAGCTATTCTTTCTCTTAGTGACCTAACTTGAGCAAGCCAGTATCTTTCATTATCATCTACATCTGATACATCATACTCCTCACCCTCATACTTTAATTTATTTTCCATTATTTATTTCTCCATCTATGTTTAAAGAATACAACTATATTTATTATTGTGTTTATTGATATAGCAGTAAGCATTGCTACTTCCCACCAATTAGCTACATAATTTAGAACCATCCTAGCTTGACCCCATTATGTATAATAATAAAAAAGCAAGCAACCAAATGAGTGAGTACCCAAAAGGTACGTAGCATAGCAGCCATATCACTTTCACTTTCATCATCTGATATCTTGCTCCCAATTGTTTTTGCCCATACTCTCCATACTTTACTTCTCATAGTTCTTTCTTTGTAACTCTGTATACGCTAATTTTTCTATCTCATGTCTTTTTATACCCATATCCTCTAACGTATGGTCAGGTAAATCTTGTAGCATTCTTATTATCTTTCGTGTTTTACGCCAGTCTATAACATATCTCATAAATCTTGTCAAGTAATTTTCTAGTGCTAATTTTTTCATTGTATCTCCTGTTGTGTGTATATATTCTCTTTTGTTTCCTAAATATCCGGGAACGTACTTCATGCTGCAGTCAAGTCTACTACTTCACACACTCCTGCCGAACAAGCTAACTCACGTCCACCTGATGTGTTATCTTCTTTCTCAAACTCAGGCAGTAAAGACCAGTCAACTGTGTCTGGCATACGTGCAAACAACTCTGTGTACTTCTCCTTGTTGATATCTTGATATGGTGCTTGCTGATATGTATGCTCACTAAATGGTAAGAAGCTAATGCCTGATACCTCATCAAAGTTTTCATACACCCATGAACCTACTTCCATCCACTCATGCTCTTTCACAGAGATAGTGACAGATGGTTTATGCTCACACCAATGTCTCTGATATAGTAGCCATAAGTCTAGCTGTTCAATAGCTGTCATACCAGTACGTGTTACTGCACCAGAGGGTGACTGCATTGGAAAACTAAAAACTGTAGTGCTGTCAGGCTTCATTACGTCAGGCTCAGCAGGTATACCTTGTGCTACTAAGAACTGTGTTAGTGGGTCTTTATTATCACCACGAACAGTACGCACATAGTATGGGTTGTGTCTAGCATGAATGCCTGATGCACTGTCAACTAATTGACTGACTGTACCACTAGGCTTAACGCAAGTTATAGCAGTAGATTGATTAATACCTAACTGTTCAGCAAAGATAGCATTTGTTTCTACAGCTACTGACTTTAACTCTTCTAGTAATGCACTGATGTTCATACCATATGTTGCACTCTGCCCTGCCAGTATCTGATTATCCATGATACCAGTAAGGGACACACCAAGTAGTCTCTCTTCCTGCGTATTTCTTTTCCATACATCTCTTAGATATTTAAAATCTGTCATTGTAGACTGAAACGTACCTAATATAGTCGCAATACGTACCTTTTTACGTAGCGATTCCATATTGTCTGATGCACGTGCTACTACCTCTGACAAGTTACAAAACTGGTATGGGCGTAAGATAATTTCACTACATGGATTACATCCAAATGCGTAATCAGTATCGCGTCTACCATTCTTAGCGGCTTGTTTAATAGCTGATGCACGATTAAATATGCCACGCTCACCTGACTTGCTCTCATACAAGGACACCCACTCACGCATGAATGTACCCATCTGTGGCTTCTCTTTGTAGGCAACAGAGTTATTAGCTAACGCACGTTGTCCTTCATTCTCCCACCACTGACCTGACTTAGCGTGTGCCATCTGGTCATCATTAAGATTAGACAATGAAATCAATGCACTACGTCTAACCCCACCTACGACTACAACCTCTCCTATCTTACACATAATATCGTGACATTCAATAGGATATAGCCTACGTCCTGATGCACCCTTGAACTTCTCAATGCAGAAGTTAAACAACTCTATCAAAGGTTGTGGTCCTGATGCCCTACCACCAAATGTCTTTAACCTTGCACCTGCTTGACGCACTTTAGATACATCCCACTGTGGTATCTGACCTGCATATAACATAGCAATCAACTCACGTAATGCTTTAGACCACCCGGGTCTGCTGTCACCAACCTTAATTACTGTGTCGCTGTACTCAAAGTGTTCATTAACTATAGGCAACTTGTCTACAGCGTTACGCTCCACAGAGAAGCCTACACCTGTGCCACACATTAAGATGTACATTGTCTCATCAAATGCTCTAGGACTGTCTACAGGTACGTAAGAACAGTTGTATCCACCTACGTGGCATCTATCTAAGGCAGGTCCTGATGTCATCAATGCCCTCATGCTTGGCATTACTCTTTGCTCAAGCACTGCTTCCTCTAACTCATTACGTAATGAATCAGATAATTCAAAGTTACACGTTTCTTTGAGATGGTTTGTCATGTAGTCAAAGTATCTTGCTACTGTTTCTCCCCATGTCTCACGTCTTTGCTCATCTTCTTTCCATCTAGCGTAGCGAGATAGAGCAATAAAGTTTTGGTAGTCTGTTGGTAAGTAATTGCTTATCATGTATTGTTCTCCATTTTAGCTTTTATATATTTTAAATTTATCCCATCTATATCATAAATTATATCACGTATAACTTCTCTTATTTCTTCCGAAGGGTTTTCATCAGCAGGTAGTTGATACTCTTCTTCATCTACTTCTAAGGTTAGATACACTTTAACTTTCATTTGGTTCACGACCTTCTAGTTGATTAATACGCATATCAATATACCTTTTAGCTTTATTTAAATCTGTTATCTCAGCAGTGTTAGATTTATACCCTGCTCTCATTATATATTTTATTACATTACCCATCCAAAAAGGTAACTCATTATTCATTATAAATGATACAGGCTCAATAGCATAACGCTCGTAGTGTTTTGGATTTGTAATTACGTCTGATTGTGCCATTGCTTGTTTCATATACTTCTCATGTCTTATCTGGTCATCCATTATGCATCCTCTTCTGTATCTTTTATAAAGTTTAATTTAATTATGTTACCATCGTGTTCTATGTCAATTAATTTACCATCCCTTTCATACGTATCTGAAAAATCTTCTGGGTAATTTTCTGCAACGTAATTGTATATAGCCTTACGAACATGCTGGTCTATCTCCATAACTGACACAGAACACACCAACATTTTTACAAAAAAATCTATACCAGAGTATGCTTGCTTTGTCAATACGTTTCTAGGTGGGTATGCTACAGTTATATCTACCTCACCATTCCATTCATCTCTTTCATCAAAGGTAGGTTTTACTTGTATAAAAAAATCACGTTCTGTAATTTCAAAGTTATCATTTTCAATCATTTCTTTTTCCTTTCTACTTTTTTAATTGGAAAAGGTATAAACTTTGGATGCTTGTTTTTACCTTTTTCTTCAAGCCATGATTCAGGAATAATTCTATCGTAGTATTTAAAGTCATACTTGTCACACCACTCACCATAAGTAGACTTAGCATTCTTTCGTAACTTTCTTTTACTGTTTGTAAACACAAATCTTATATCTAAATTAGGATGTTGCTTTTTTACTTCCTTATGTTTTCTTCTGTCTTGTGTAGTAAAGAACCCTTTTGTTTCAATTATTATACCATTGTCTAATACAAAGTCAGGTGTATAAGTTCTGTATGCTAAGTCTTCCCATTCAATCTTAATACTTTCATATTCAAATTTAATATTTAAAGCAGTAAGTCTTTCTGAAGTAGCAAGTTCTAGTCCACTTCTATAACCATACTTACGTGCCATTCTAAACTGCTTGTGGTATGAAGATTTAGGCAACCTCATATTCCTTTGCTAACTCAACATACTTAACAATCTTAGGTTCTTTAGCTTGAGATTTAACAGCAGGTAGTTCTTTTAGAGTAGGCCAACAACTAAATCTGTAGTCACAAAAGCCACACTCAGTACCTAGAATTTTATTACCTGTAGGTTTACTTCTAAATGTTTCTACTTGTGGCTCAAAACAACGCTCAAATACATTAGTTTTTAACTTATCGTGTGTGATTTTTATCTTACTAATTTCTTCTTCAATATCAATATTACTAGCTGGAATGTATTTAAAATCACCATTAGCTTTATTGATTACCCACCAACCACCTACTTTTAGTCCTGATGCTTTAGCATAACCTGCTAGTTGACCCACATAACCAAAGGGGTCACTAGCTTTTAATGTTTCATAAGATTCAAACTTGTGTTTGTATGACCAGTCAGACGCAGATTTAATATCATCAACAGCCCCATCAATAACAATATCATATGTTCCATTTATGTTACTTGTACCTATTGGTAATTTTACAGTATCAGAATCACTATACTGTACCCCTGCTTCTTTCAACAAACCTTTGAATGCAGCCTCAACAATATCACCTAGTAGCATGTTCATAATAAATGTAGTAGGTTTTGGTAAAGCTGTTTCGGGTTTATTCTTTTCAAACCACAACTGGCAATAAGGTCTGCCAACATTAGACATACGTAGTTTAAACTCTCTGGGTTTACTAACTCCAAATTGTTTTAATACAGCTTCATATACATCCTTTGAGATTTGGGATGCTACATCTTTTGATATAGCACCCTTTCCCTTAACAGTTTTTTCTAAGTATTGATGTAAAGCTATCTCTGCTCTATGGTTCATACGCTTTCCTCTGCATCTGTTACCTCAATAAAACCATCACTCTCTACAGGTTTGTTGTTTTTATTCCACTCATTTAAAACATAATCATTATGAGATTCAATACTCTCCATAAAAGATGTAAACAAACCTTGGTCTTCATCTGATATCTCAATAGATGATTGCATGTTTAACTCAGGGACTGGTACAT